CTGGTGAGGCAGGTCGTTAATGCGGAGCTAGCGTTGCTCTGCAAGGGCGATCCAGCTAACAACCCCATGGTCTGTAAAGCGGCCCTGCTTCCCAGCGATCAGGGAACGGTAACCTGGAATTCGGGGCCTCTTACGAAGTGCTGGGATGACGAGAAAGAGTGCGTCAAAACGGTTGGCAAGTCTCCACTCAGAACGGAGGAGGGCGGAACTGTCGCCACCACCACCGACAACCAGATTCCAATAAGCTCCGGAAAGATCGAACCAAATTGGAGGTTCACTCAGGTCGATGTGCAAGTTCCTCGCGGTTGCTGGGTGGGGCAGGGGCCGAACGATTCCGCTTCTTTGAACCAGGCCCTGGAACCGTACACGTGGATGCTAATGAACGATGCAAAGGTCAGCGTCAGAACAGGCTGCCCCGGCAAGGCCCACTATTTTGTGCATGGCGTGGAAGTTCACCCAGTCAATCGAGCCGTTAACAAAGCTAAGGTAGAATTAGTAACTCTGCCGTGACACTCTTCTTACAAGTCTCTACGTTCTGGCGATCCTGTAACGACGCTAGGCACTTCTACGGCACCGTACGAGACCGCCAGAACAACACAGTACTCTCAGTGACTCGACAAGACAGGCGGGAAGATGTAATCAGCGAAGCTCTGAGGCAGTTGAAGAAGCGCTATTCCCACGGCTTCAAGCTAATTACTGCTCCACGAACGAGCCACTTTTAACTCCTTTAGAATCAGCCACTTACCGCCTCCTCTAAATTATTCTCTTGACTCGCCTACTCTGTGGCTGCTACCCTTCTCGCAAATTTATGCCTCTCGTCTACACCTTCATCCTGAAGGGAGAGGTTGCTCCTGAGCTAGCTCAGATGATACGCCACCTACGCTCACTCCATCGCAAATGAATGCCTGGAACTCCCGTCAAGCGTTTACGAAATCTCCTTACAGATGAGGACGGTCTTACTCCTGCGGAACAGAAATTTGTCAGCCGCTACCTTATTCATAGCGACGCTATACGCGCCATGCGCGAGGCTTTCGGTGACACCCGCCATAATAGCAAGAAACTGCTCACTAAGCCAGAGATCGTGGCGGTTCTTAGGCGCGAGCTGGCTGCCCGAAAAGAGCGCTATACACTGCAAGCTGACTGGGTTCTTGCAGAGCTGGCGATGCTCATTCGCACTCGCTGGCGCGACTTCTTCTATGAAGATGGTACTCCCATACCTGTACATCTTCTCTCGGATGAGGCGGATGCGGCTCTCGCTTCCATCGACTTTGAGGACAAGTTCGAGTGGGATGAAGACGACAGCGGCAAGAAGGTCCGTAAGAAATCTGGTGAGATCATTAAGTATCGCCGCTACAGCAAGACTGAGGCCTTGGCGCTTGCGCTGCGTAATCTCGGTATCGACCATGCGCCTAGCGCTGAAGGGCGCGACCGCTTGAAAGAGATGATGGTTGTGTTTCAGGCAGGCCCCGTGCCAAGACAGATCGAGGGAGAAACAACAGAAAAGAAATAACGTGTGGATACCCTCAGCTACCTCGCGCCCGACTCTATCCTCAAGCCCTTCGGTGAAAAAGCCTATAAGTTTGGCTTTCGACCTCCGTCACAAGATCGCCGCATCAATATTCTTGAAGGCGCTGTCCGCTCCGCCAAAACATGGGCAATGCTCCCAAAGGTCCTTCAGCTCTGTGAGTATGATGTACAGGGCTGGCGAGTCATTACGGGAGTCAGCAAGCAGACGGTCTACAACAACGTCCTCAACGATCTCTTCGATCTCATCGGCGCCAAGAACTACGACTATAACCGGCAGACTGGCGAGCTTAATATGTTCGGCAGTCAATGGCTGGTCATCGGCGCTAAAGATGAAGGCTCGGAGAAGTATATCCGAGGTCTCACTATCGGCGTGGCGTACGGAGATGAAGGAGTACTTCAACCTCCCAGCTTCGTGCGAATGCTTCTTAACCGCATGTCTCCTTACGGAGCACGCGCCTACTTCACTACAAACCCCGACTCACCTCATCACCCATTCAAGACGGAACTTCTCGACAATAAAGAGCTTCGAGCCAATGGCAGTCTCTGGTCCGAGCACTTCGACCTTGATGACAATCCGAACCTGGACCCGTCTTACAAAAAACACCTCAAGGTTCTTTACAAGGGGGTCTATTACCAGCGCTTTGTTCTCGGATTGTGGGTGGTTGCTGAAGGCGCAATCTATAAAGACTGTTGGAATGAAGATCTTCTTTACGACGATTCAACCGCCCCAAAGCGCCTGCATGGAGAACTCAAGGTCGAGGAGTACATCAGTGTGGACTGCGGTGTCGATCATCCACAGGTGTATCTTTACGGGATTGACGACGGTACCACGATCTGGATCGACAACGAGTATTACTGGGATAGCCGCGCTGAGATGCGGCAAAAGACAGATCGGGAGTACCGCATCGACCTGGAAAAGTTCATGGCTGAATGTGGGGGGAAAAATGCTCAGGTCATTATTCCCCCAGAATGCGCCAGTTTCGATGCCGAACTCACACAGGCTGGTATATGGCACATAGACGCCGACAACGATGTACCCGAAGGAATCAAGATTACATCTTCCATGATGGGTCTTCGGCGTCTTCGATTCCATCGAGAGCGTTGTCCACAGACTGTTCGCACTCTACCAACTTACGTGTGGGATCCGAAGAAGGCTTTGCGTGGTCTGGAAGAACCCATGAAGGTGGACGATGATCCACCGGATGCGGTGCGCTATATGGTGAAAACCAAGATAGCTCCGTGGCGGTTAGCCGCGTGACTCTGCAATATCCAGTGCTTCCTACAAAACTCCCAGACGGGCTAATCATCCTTCATCTGGAGTTGAAGTACTGCGAAGCCTGCGGTTCGTCTTTCTCCAGAGAATTTTCTCCGACAGAAGTCAGAGGCCACGACACGGTATATGTCTATGGTTTAGGGGATAAAGAAGTAGAGCTTCGTAAAGATCGTGGCGACCGTTTCTGTGGAAGATGCAAGTCCCGGCAGCTTCTCCCGGACTTGAGAGCCGATGAGCTTTACCGGGCACAATTTCCTGGGAGTGAGCGCCAGATGAAAACCCGCTACCAGGGACCGAAATATGATGAGTCTCTGGTAAAGAAAGCGGTAGTAGCTTGCTACCGTGAGTTGAAGGTAATGACGGCCGTGGCTGAGAAAATGGGAATAAGCTATTCCTCAGTACGGCGTTATTGTCGCGGATTTGATCCGAATAAGGTGGCTATTCAGTGAGCCTGGCACAGATCAATATCCACAAGCCTCGGATTACGGCTGATAAGTTTCAGCAGTGGGTAGATTCTACAAAAGAGATGCGTCAAGCGGCTGATGCCTTTTCGAATGTCGCGGCTCGTCTGGGTTTTGGTACCAGTAATCTTCTGGAGGGAACGACCTATCCTCTTACCCGCCTCTCCTTCAATTATATCCTAATGCAAGCGTTGTATCGCTCGAACTGGATCATTCGCAAGGTCATTGATCTCCCAGCCGAAGACATGACCAAGAACTGGATGACTTTGACGGTCGAAGCTGACCCGAAACAAATGAAGCGTTTCGAGCAGGCTGTGTCCAAGACAGGGACACAGAACCAGATGCTCACCACACTGAAGTGGGCGCGACTCTTTGGAGGTGCCGGCGGAGTTATTGTGTTGAAGGGTCACGAGAAAAAACTCGAGGAGCCCCTGGAACTCGATGACGTAGAACCTGACAGCTATCGCGGAATTATTCCGCTCGACCGCTGGTCTGGTATCGTACCCGAATCGAACGTCTGCACCGACATCGAGCGCCCGCTTGATTTTGGTCTTCCCGAGTATTACCGAGTCATCACCTCGGGCGGAAAAAACTTTAAGGTTCACTCTTCCAGGGTAGTGCGATTTATTGGTAAAGACCTCCCGGTGTGGGAGAAGCAGGTGGAGAATAACTGGGGCATCTCTGAAGTGGAAGTCATGTTCGATGAACTGAAGAAGAGGGACAACACTTCATGGAACATTGCTTCGTTGATCTTCAGGGCCAATATTGTTGCAATAAAGAGTAAAGACCTAGCTTCTATGCTGTCGGGTCTTGGCGCCCCGTCAGGTGGAGCAGGCAATGCCCAGATGCGCCTGTTCACCGCTTTACAGGCACAGACTCAGTTGATGTCGAATCAAGGCATGATGGTTCTGCCCGAAGAGGGCGGCCTTGAAGAACATCAGTATTCTTTTGGTGGTGTAGCCGATGTCTACGAAGCTTTTAGGGAAGACATCTGTGGAGCTACTGGAATTCCATATTCTCGAATGTTCGGCCGTACTCCCGGCGGTTTATCGACTACAAATGAAGGGGAAGAACACATTTATTACGAGAGTATCGCGGCGAAGCAGCAGCGCGAACTCGACCCACAAGCCACAAAGCTCTTTCCAGTAATCGCCATGTCCACCTGGGGTGAAGTGCCGGACGACTTCGAGTGGCGATGGAATCCTGTAGGAAGTCTCAGCGATAAGGATAAGGCTGAGCTGGCTACGGCTACTTCCGCTTCTGTGGCGTCTATCTATAACATCGGCGTAATCTCTCCAAAGAAAGTTTTGCAGGAATTGAAACAGCAAAGCGGCATCACCGGATTATGGACAAATATCACCGACTCGGACATTGACTCTGCTTCTGATGACGTACTTCCAGTGGCCGATGAGATGTTAATGGGAGGTCTTGGTGACGAGAATAAAGAGGGAGATAAGGGAGGTAAATCGCCAGGCAAGGATAAGAAAGGCGAAACGAAGAAAGATCCTAAGTCTTCTCGAAAATCTGCTCAGGACGACATGCCTAGCGAGATCAAAAAGACCGTAATGTTTGCTGGTTTGAATATCGCCATCGAAAATCCAGTCGGCAGTGTTCGTAGCGGCGAAGGCTGGTCGGTAAAGATGTCGAATGACTACGGCTATGTTGTAGGCTCTATTGGAGTTGATGGCGATGCTGTAGATTGTTTCCTAGGTCCCAATGAGTTTTCTACTAGAGTCTACGTGGTTCATACGCAAGGAGATGATCCTGAGGATAAAGTACTTCTTGGCTTTGACTCAGCGAAGGCTGCTAGGGACGCATTTGAAGCCAACTACTCACATCGGGGTTTTTTCGAGAGCATGGACGTTCTGTCGCTTGCGGATTTTACGCGCAAGATATTCTCGAAAAAGCTCGGAAAGAAAGTAGCCTAGTGCCTTCTGGTTTCCAAGTTCTGGTGATGACTATATGTAAATGCGGCTGGCTGATGAAAGACTCGCCGAATGGAACTTATTGCGCCAACCCGAGATGTTCGCTCAGAACCAGGTTATTTGAAGTGAGTGCCACCGTGAAAGAGATTCCAGTTTCTTCAGGAGTTGCGGCATGAAAACTTATCTTATGGCAAGAAGGCGAGATGCCCTGCTACGGGCAAAGGCTTTGAGACCAGCCGTTCCGCCGTCTCCAGCTGTTCGAGTTGAAGTGACTAAGCCAGTTGAGGCCCAGAAGCCTGCCGAAAAGAAAGAACAAGAGTGAATCCAAGAGACTGGAAACCGAATCAAAGAGCCGAGAGAGAGTACGGCGCCGATGTGTGGCAGCTATTCTTGAAGTTCTTTGAGGAATCAAAGCGCCACGGCATTGCGGCTCATCTTCTGAGCGCCTCCGAGTTTCTGCGTAAGTATGCAGAGCAGGCAGCGCTTCGCATGATTACTGGCCTATACTGGAAAGGCGCTAGAACCTGGCGCGAGGCGGCAAGACTCAGCGGAAAAACTGGTGTCATTTATCGGGCTTTGCAACAAGAGATGTCTGGCGCAGTAGGTCAGAGGGTCAGGGAGTTAGTGCGAGAGCAAGCCACTCTTATCAGCACATTCCCAGAAAGCGTGGCCGAGGCTGTGGCTACTCGTGCCATGGCGCAGCAGCAGGCGGGTGGGCGATCTGCCGAGCTGGCGAGATACGATGGCTTGCTGCTTCGCGTTGCCCACTCGCGGGCGCTACTCATTGCCAGAACTCAGGTAAGCAAGGCTAGTACAGCATTGACTCGGGCAAGAAGCGAATCCTTGAGTCTTCCCTGGTATATCTGGCGAGGCTCTCTCGATCAAAGAGAAAGAGCGAGTCATCGGCGAATGGAAGATGTGTTGATTCGCTTTGACACTCCTCCTTCGCCGGAGATGCTGATCGGCTTAAAATCTCAAGGGCATTATAATGCCGGGGAGATATATTCCTGCCGATGCTATCCGGAGACTCTGGTGAGATACGATCAAGTTTCATGGCCACATGAGGCATACTACGCTGGTAAAATTCAGCGCATGACGCTGGCGCAATTCAAACGGCTCAATCAATTCCAACAGGAGGCAGCTTAAATGACTGTCGGGGCAACAACTAACGAGGTTATTACTTCAATTCTTCCAAATGCCTCTGCTCTGGGACCTTCCGGGGCAAAGGTAGCAGCCGTTCTGGATTCAACCGTGGACGCTGCAACTGCTACTGCCTCTTCTACACAAGCAAACACGCCAGCGGTTACGGCTCGATTCAACCGTTTTACCGTAGTAGCCGCGGCGTCCGGTACTAGACTGCCGCCAGCCTTGCCGGGTATGACTGTTGTTGTTTACAACGGACAGGCTGTCAATGCTCTGTTAGTCTGGCCAGCTTCTGCTACTCAGGGAGGTATTACTGGTGGCGACGCAATCAATGCCGGTGGGGCGAATGCGTCTTATTCTCTGGCCGCTAGCAATTCAGCGACCTTCCGCTGCATTACTGCCGGCCAGTGGTATGCCTCACAAGGGGCTTTGAGTTAGTATCCGCCGCGAGGCAGAAAGCGGGGTGATCCCATCTTGAGGAATAAATTGATTATAGCCGCATTGCTGCTTGCGTCAGCTGCGGCTCAAGGCCAGTGGAATCCCTCTTCATTCACAAACTCCCTTACCGTTAGTGGTGGCTCCGTAGCTACCTGTACGGGAACTACTCCTTCGGCGGCCGTGGGTGCCTGCGTTTATGTGCCCAATAATAACAGCCAGACTGCGGCTACTTTTGAGGAAATACCCAACGGTTCTCCTACTTCCGTTAGCATAGCCGTGTATGGCTGTATGCGTGGCGGAGACTGCGATAGCGCAGCCAATACCAACGTCTCCACGTCAAATGCCATCATAGGTATTTCTTTTACTAAAGTCTATGATTCCTTTCTCGTGGCCGGTACATTCAGCGGCGGGACAAATCCAACTTTCACAATCAATACGAAAGTGGGTTTTCTTCCCGCGGCGGGATCGGGCAGCAATGTTACTATTGTAGGCCCAGTAGACGGGTCTAATAATGTCAAAGTCAACTGCGTAACGGGATGTGCCGGTGGAAATCCCAACGGCCAAGCCACGATGGCTAATTCCGCCCCAGTAGTTATTGCCAGTAATCAGTCTTCTATTCCTGTGACGGCAGGAAATCTGGCAGAGAGCACTGCTGCGTGGACTAGCGCTACTGGTGGCAATACTACGTTGCGTCTGACTACGACTGGGTATAACTCGGTTAATGTTTATTTCAACCAGACTACTACTATTACTGGCGGAGTGGCAACGTTCGAGGCTTCTGACACTGCGGCATTTACAAACGCCTACCCAATAAACTGCGTAGAGTCGAATGGATTTTTAACCGGTACAACTTACACTTTTGCGGCATCTACGAATCAGGCCTGGGATTGTGACGTATCGGCGGCCACCGCTTTTCAAGTACGACTCTCGACTGTAATCACTGGCACTGGTACTGTAAATGTAGGGATTACAAGCAGTGCGGCGGCTACTGTGCCTGAAGTAGCTGATGGGATCGTCAGTTGGGGTGGAATTACTCTCGGGGCAGCCAGTAACTACGGCACCTCGCCGGGAGCTGTAGCCGTACCTGGGGTGAATGCCTTCATTACTAATACTCCCGCGGTAACTGCCACCGACAACGTGACACAGTTCGGTGGAGTTAATATTAGCACAGGCACTGGAGCTAGCGGGACGGGGATTCCACGTGTAACGATCAGTAATGACTCTTCTTTAGCTGCTAACCAGTCTGTGAATCTCAATCAGATCGGAGGTACAACAGTAGCAGCCGCCGACCCGTGTCAGGCCAATGTCAGGACAAATTTCGTTATCAATATCACTGCCAGTACCCAGCTAATTACCGGAGTCTCCGCCAAGCAAACCTATATCTGTGGCATGCAATTCGCGCTGTCCTCTACTCCGGACAACATCGCGCTCGTAGAAGGCACCGGCTCCACTTGCGGAACTGGCACAGCTGGTATGGCTGGTGGTGCTACAGCTGCTACTGGCTGGAATCTTTTAGCAAATGGCAGCCTAACTTGGGGTAGCGGCCCGAACTGGGTTTTCAAAACAGCTACTTTGGCGGATAACGTGTGCTTTCTGGTATCAAGCGCTGCTCAGGTGTCAGGGGTGTTAAGCTATGTACAGCAATAAGCGTAAAGCCGTCATTGCGGCACTTATCCTACTGTTCGTGCTGGCTACGACGGCGCAGATTTATAATCCAGCAATTCCTAACTTTCCCTCTCTCGCAGCTCAGACTACGACCTACCAAGTTCTAGCCTCTGACTTTGCGTCCTGCAAAATCATACCGGTCACCTCCGGTACATTTACGGTTACTCTTGTAGCTTCCGGTTCCCAACCACCAGCAGGGCAGTGTATCTGGGTTATCAACCTCGGCGCTGGTGTTGTGACAATTTCCCGCAGTGGGCAGAATTTGAATGGAACTACAAGCACACTTGGGCTTTCTGCGGCCAACGGCGTTCAACCTAGCGCTGCTCTTGTTGTCTCAGACGGCACAAATTATGACGCCTTCATATACGGCCAGAACGCTAATACATTGCTCGGGAAGACTTGGGCCGCGCCTGGTATAATCGGGAACACTACGCCACTAGCCGGAAACTTTACAACGTTAAGCGCTACTGGGACCTTTAATGGGGCGAATACAGTTCGTCTAACGGCCGATAGTTCTGGAATAACAGCAACTACGCCTGGAACTACCTTCCTCACTCTTCCTACCCTGACTGCTAGCACTAATTATTCCTTCACCTGTGAGATTATTTACAGCCAAGCCACGGCCGTTGTACTAGACGGGTTTTCTGTACAGGCGGCAACTAATGCAGCAACAGACTGGGACGCCTGGGGTACGATGTATACTGCTAACCCAGTAAGTACAACGGTTACTGGTTCCGAGGGGTCGGCTCTGCGTGTAATTACAACAACTTCAACTCCCATTGTTTCTGCTACTCCTGGAGCTATTGGCACAGTATATCAGGCTCGTCTTTCTGGGAATATTCAAGTAGGGGCAAGTGTACCTACTATGAATATAGCCGCATTTACAGGTAACGCTTCCGATGCCGTAACTATTAAGGCTGGTTCTTTCTGTACAGTTACGCCATAATATATGCCTTTAAAGAAAGGTACCTCGAAGGAAACGATCTCTCAGAATATTGAGGAGATGGTAGCTCATGGCCATAAGCCTGAGCAAGCTGTGGCGGCTGCACTTCATACCGCCCATCCGCAAGGCGGAAAGAACAATGATTCAGGAGTAAGTGGCGTTGACGGCGTTCTTAACTGGGCTGCCGGGAATCACCTGATGACGCCTACAGAAGCCCCGAGTATTTTTGGAAGCAAAACGATTGACCCGGCAAGTAGTGGTCCTAGAGGCGTCAGCGCAGTAGACTTTGAACAGGACGCAGCTCGGAGACACAGAAAGCCTGTGACTCGGTAAATGCTTCAAGCCCTAGATAGTTTTTTGGCGGACAGAGTAAGCGCCCACAGAGGCTATACCCCTGAGGGCTATCTCATCTGTCACGGCGTTCCTGTAGCTCGAACTGGGACGCAAACCTACAGGGCCGAAGAAATCGACAAAGACGGCAAAATGAATCTTTCGGGTCTTGTAGATGTGTATCGTTCCCCTGAAGAGGTATTTAAGTCAGCTTCTATTCAGAGCTTTGAAGGTAAATCGGTTGTCAGTCCCCATCCCCCACAATTTTTAGATAGTTCCAATGACTCTCTTTACTCCAAAGGTCACGGGCAGAATTTCAGAGCCGGCAGTCATCCGGAGACTGGCTCTCCCGTACTTCTCGCCGACCTTGTGATTAAAGATGAGACTCTGGCCCACCTGATTGAAGAAGGTCATAGAGTAGAGATTTCCGCTGGGTACAGATACGATCTGGATCGAATTGACGGGGAATTCGATACAAGAGCAAAGTTTGCCCAGAAGAACATTATGGGGAATCACATCGCAATTGTTCCGACTGGGAGAGCAGGGTCGGACATAAGAGTTCTGGATAGCAAACCAGAGGAAGGAGATAATATGGCAGAAGAAGCAACGAAGCCTGGGGTGGTGTCGGAAACTCTTACCAGTTTCGCATCATTCTTCAATAGCCTCGGTTTGCGTCTCTCAGCAAAAGACGAAGACCCCGGCGCAGTCGAACGTAACCGAAGAAAAGATGAGGAGGCTCTTACGAAAAAATCACGGGTAGAAGATCAGAAGGACGAAGAAATAGAGAAGGAAGACAAGAAAGCTGGGCCTCCGAAGCCAAAGCCGCAAGGCGAAGACAAGAAGGCGAAAGATTCGGACGATGAGGATAAGAAGGAAGATAAGAAGAAAGAGGCCTCTGACGCCAGACTTGATCGCATCGTGGATGCCCTGGAAAAACTCGTTGCCCGAGACAATAAGGCGGAAGACAAGTGCACCTGTGACGCCGAGGAAGACGAGCCTCACAAAAAAGGATGTTCCATGTACAAGAAGGAGTCTGAAGATGCGGACCTCATCCCGATTCACAGGTTGCATGGGGACGAAATTCCGAAGAATCCGATTCCCGGCGCCGATGCTGCGTTGGAGAAACTTCGCGCTTTGAAGCCTCTGATTGCCAAATCCGGTGATCGTGAAGCGATTGACGCCTACAACTCGGCGGTTCGCCAGTTGAAAGAAGGGCGAGACTCTGACGCTGAAGATGGTGCCGACTATGGTGACTTCACCAGGATGAAGAAGCCAGAAGAAGTAGAACTGGCTGAGTCTAGGGTAGCTAAAGACAGCAAGCCCAGGAAGAAGGAAGCTGAAGACTCTTCCGAGGATTTCGCTGCTGCGGCTTCAAAGTTTCATCGCATGAATCCCAATGAGGTGAAAAGGCAGTAACCGGAGCTGATCCCGGCAATTTGAAATGGAAAGAAGGAGGAAATAAGAAATGCCTGGCGCAACCATCGGAACACAGATGTCTGTCGGGTTTCCGGGTCAGTACTCGCGCAATGGTGACTGTGTAATCACCTCTGGTCAAGTGCGGTCCACGGATACCGTAACCCCTAACTTCGGCGATGCCGCTGTCCTGAACTTCGATACCGCAAACGATGTCAGCTCGGCTCAGCAGGCTATTGCCAATGCAGTTCCACCCACTATGTCTCAAGGCGTGGCTAGCAGCTTTATGGGAGTATTTGCCCGTGAGGTGAAGACTCTTACCAGTTTCGTAGCCCAGCCTGGAGCTGTTGCCGTGCTTGCCGGCTATGCCGCTGGTCAACAAGCAGACATCATTGAGCGTGGCGCCGTGACGGTTCAGATTCAGAATCCGTCCAGTACTGCAATCAAGAAAGGCGGAAAAGTTTATCTTCGTCTTGTCGCCGGCACTGGCACTGTTCTCGGTGCTTTTGAACCAGCGGCTGATGGCGGTAACACTATCCAGATCACCAACGCTTTCTTTACCACAGGTCTCACCAGTACCGATGCCAATGGCAACCTTGTGGCTGAGATCACGTTGCTCAGCCGTAACACCCCGTAACGGAGAAATCAACTGAAAGAGAGGAGAATTAACTCAATGCTGGAAGGCTTCGAGCAGTACCTTGCAGGAAGTAGAGCAGCGAGGGAGGCACGTAATCCGGCCCTCTTTCGTGATTTCCAAAGCGGTGTATCTCGGCGTAAAGCCCTGGACAGCGCCCTTCGTTCCGGAAATCTGTCGGCCCTGACAGGCATTATGGGCATGGATGCCGCCGCAATCGCTGGCGGTTTAGCCTTCCTGGAAGCAGAACTGGAAAAGCGCGACCCGAAAGTTCGGGAACCGCTCACCTCTGTAACCTGGATGAGGGATATTCCCGTAAAGTCTGGTGGGGGTTGGGTTGACTTCACCAGCTTCTTCTCGGCGAACTACGCCATCAGCGGACCTAATCAATACGGCCTGACTGGAGGTCAAACTACAACGATTCCGATTGTCCAGACTGACATCGAGAAGGACATCTATCCCACATTCAATTGGCAGAATGTGCTGAAGGTGAACTTCATCGACATGCAGAAGTTGCAGGGAGCGGGACGCTCTTTGGACGACTTGCTGGATAAGGGCATTAAGCTGAACTGGAACAAGTCTCTTGATCTGGTTACCTACCAGGGATGGGGTGGCTTGCCAGGAATCGTCAATAACACCAACGTCACCGCCGGCTCTGTTGCTACCGGCGCACAAGGGAAAACTCAATGGCAGTTTAAGACGCCATCCGAAATCCTCTTTGACGTTAACACCGCAATGGTGACTACCTGGACTGCAAGCAACTATGACGTGACTGGTATGGCGAATCATATCCTCATACCGGCGCCACAGTATGCCCTGCTGTGCCAGAAAAACAGTGAGGCGGGGGATGTCAGCATTCTGACCTACTTGCTCGAAAACAACATCGGCAAGACTCAGGGTGTGGACCTCAAGATTTTCCCGTCTCGCTGGTGTGCTGCCGCAGGCTCTGGCGCAACTGATCGCATGGTCTGCTACGTCAGCGACATGGACCGAGTACGTCTCAACGTCACCGTGCCGATTCAGCGCGTAATGACCACCCCGAACATCAGTGAGGGAGGCGGGGCTTATTTGACTCTATACGCTGGTCAAGTAGGTGTGCCCGAATTTTTGTACCTGTTCCCCTTCCTTTATCAAGATGGGGTGTAATTAAACGATGAGCTAGGCGATTACTTAAACGTAACCGCCTAGCTTCCAAACCAAATCCATCGTATGAGGCGAATATGATTCAGGTTCTAGCGCGAAAAGCCATTCAATTTCGCAATCCGAATGCAGCGCTTGTAAATAAGCAGGCGAAGCTCGGAGAAAGCGACCAGATTAAACTCTCTACAAAACTGGAAGAAGCCTTCTGCCGCATCATCCCAGACAAGGTGACTGCGGTGCCCGATTGGGTCAAAACAGACCCTATTTTTGACTGGTGCGTGAAAGACGGCACCCTGATGGAGATTGTGGTCAACAAGTCCGCTCCAGTCTCCGATCTTCAGGCGAAAGGCCAGCAACAGCTTGGAGACCAGAAGACTGAAGCCGATAAAGAAGCGCATGAGAAAGCTGTGGCAGACTTGAAGGCGAAGTTGGCGAAGATGAACAAGCAGGAACTCATCGACTACGCTTTTGAGAACCATGACATGGATCTTAGTCAGGCCATGAATAAACAGGACATACTCGCTGCCATCGAAGAAGCCCGGAAAGTGCAAGCAGAAGAGAAGCCGGCGGCGTAAATGAGCGCGGGTTCACAGGGAGTCCAAGGCAGCATCAATAATCTGCTGGCCGAATGGTGGGGAGAAGGAGATTCTTCTGGAGGCTCTGGATTTCCCAGCGATTACTCTTTCAGTCCGCTTGATGCCGCGAATCTGGTAGTTGGGAGTAATCCTCTCTACCAGATTTCGGACTTTCTTGCTGTGTACCCGAAATTCGGTACGCAGGCTCAATCCCTGGTAGCTGTTGTTCCTGATGCAGTAACTCCAGGAACTAACTATGTCGTAGGAGATAAGATCACCGTTGTACAGCAGGATGCCTCAGGTGGAGTTATCGTCGTAGCATCTGTTGGTGACGGCGGTGTTCCTACTTCTTATACAATCCAAGTTGCTGGGACGGGGTATCAAGTTACTCCCCTGATTAACGCCATCAAGAGTTTCATTGTAACGCCTGGGCAAGGTGGTTTAGGGTATATTGTAGGCGACTTGGTTGCTATTAATCAGGTAGGAGGCTCTGGCGGAGTAGGGCAAGTAACTTCTGTGGGAGTCGGCGGTGTTGTCACCGGGATTGTCTTAGCTGCTAATGGAGCAGGACAAGGATACTCTATTGGCGGAAATATTCCCTGCTCAGGCGGCAATGGTGTTGGGCTTCTTATCAACATTACGGGAATTACACCTTACCTCGGTTCTTCGACTACAGGCGGAAGTGGAAGCAATGCCTTGGTCGATGTAACACAGATCAGCCCGCCGAATATCGTCTGCATACCACCTGCTGTGCTTCAGATGTACATCAATCTTGCCTCGGCCTGTTTGCAGTCGGCTCGTTGGTTCGATTATTGGCCTATCGCCATGGCTTGGTTTGTAGCTCACTTCGCCACGCTATATCTGCGAAGCGAAGGAAACGTCGGAACTACTCCAGGACAGATTGCTGCCTCTGGCTTGACTAAAGGGATTATGGTCACAAAGAGTGCCGGTAATGTCAGCGCCATGATCGAAGTTCCGAAAGGTCTTGATGAGTGGGGTCACTGGACGGAAAGCGAATACGGTATACAACTTAGCTCCACGGCCAAAATAATTGGTTGGGGCTTTATGTATATCAGGTAGTAATATGAAAATTTCAGGTATTATCTATAAGATACAAAATAAGATCAATGGTAAACTCTACATTGGTCAGTCTTCTACTTCTTTCCGAAATATCTTAAATCGCTATAGACGATCAAGGGATAATCGAGTAGTTTCTCAGGCCATAGAAAAGTACGGCTTTCAGTCTTTTTCCTTCTCTATTATTGATACCGCTTCTACTAGTAAAATTCTAGACCAGAAAGAAATTTACTGGATAAAAGAGTTAAATACAAAAATACCTCGTGGCTATAACATCGCTGAGGGCGGTAGATCAAATCGAGGGTGGCACCATACCGAAGAACATAAGAAGTATCTATCTAAGAAAAGCAGTGAGATCCGACTCAGTAAGGAACAGAGGAAGAAGATTGCTAATTCAAAAGTCGGGAGAAAACGCCCAGATTTGGCGGAACGCAATAGATCCGCTGCGAATCGACAACACAATTCCGAGGTAATGAAGGGAAGAGTTTCTCCCCTTAAGGGAAAAAGTATTGGTCCCTACTCCGCAGAGAGACGAGAGGCCATTTCAAATGCCTGTTTAGGAAGAGTACCATGGAATAAGGGAAAGAAACTAGGGTCTAACTATAAGAGTAAAAAAGAAATTCCAGTCAAAAAAGTACCACATCGTGGTAAGTGGGATCACCTCCCGGCTGAGATTAGAGCCAGAGAATCAAAAAGACTTCGGGC